ACATCGGGGAAACATGTACGGACCCAATCCAGCAGTGGCTTGACGCGATCCTGACGGATATCGTAGTTCCAATCCGCCAGTTCTGCTGTACCTGCAACACGCAGACGATCACCTAGACGCGATGACACGATCTTAGTTGCTTCATCCAGAAGACTGATCATTGGTGCAGCATTGCGGCTATCACTGCTTTCGAGTGGAACCGTGATGCTGTATCCCTTTACGGGATAGACATTGACTGAGTCGTCAACCATCTTTGCAAGCTCATTGCTATCTACACCAGCACAGATGATGACTTGATCCAAGCGAGCATCAACATTCATCTCACCATTAGATTCAGTAGCAACATCGACGAATTGACTGTAGGGGCGAATGTCCGTAACAGTAGTATCATACTTGAATACAACACCATAACGGTCTTTCAGGACTTGCGTCAATTCGACACAAAACTTGTGAATGTCACCGCTTGCATCATCAGGTGTGTAAGTACCACCCAGGATAGTATTGCGAATGGGTGCGAGAGATGGTTCCAGCTTCACTACTTCATCTGTTGAGATGATGTAGCGATCAACGCCAGCAGCCTTGAAGTATTCGCATGACTTGATTGCAGCGTCATACGTTTTCCTGTCACGATAGAAGTGTAGGATGCCTTGCTTTAGAAGGTCGAACTGAATGTCCTCTTCTTCAGCAATTTCATAATACAGTTCGCGAGCAGCGAGACCTGTTTGGATGGTAAGGCCCGTGTATTTGTCGAAGTTAGACTGGCCCTTGATGGTGTTAAGCAAGAAGCCAGCAAGCCATTTGTACTTGGGCATGCTTGGGGTCAAGTCAAAGAGCAGAGGTGCGTCCTTCTTGAACATCCACTTCATGCCCTTCTTAACCGTTGACCAGCTTGTCCAAACCTCTGCGTTACTGACACTAAGCTGTCCACCATTCGCATACGAAGTCTGCATCGCAGAATAAGGATGCTTGTCGTAGACCACAACGGAGTAGCCAAGTCTAGCAAGGTAATAGGCGGTGGTCACACCCGTGATGCCAGCGCCGATGATTCCGATTGAACTCATTTATTGTTATTTGGAAATGACAATGCCAGTCTAAACTAGACTGGCATCATTTGCTACTGTTTCAGATCAGTATTCCCAAGGGAATACAACCCAAACTGGCTTCTCAACCTTGTTAATTTCTTCGCCGACATAGTCAGGCTCGAAAGTTGTGCTGCCAAGGTTATGAATCAGAACCGCGTACTTGACTTGAAACACTTGACCATCAACACCGGAATCATGAGGAAAGTTCTTGAACAATTCATTATGAATCTGGCTAAGTGTATGGCCTTCGTCGCAAATCTCATCCAGGATCATAACACGCTTGCCCGAATTGACGATTTTCTGAATCTCAGCCAGTGACTCGTTGTGGGGGTGATCACGCAGACTAATATGTACCGTACGGAGAGGAACGTCATAATAGTGACTTGCATGCACAGCGGGCACAAGCCCGCCACGTGTGATCCCAACAACTACTTCAGGCTTGAATTCGTCGTTTGCTGCTTGACGGAAGATGGCATCCATTTGCTTCTTGAAGCCATCTTCATAGGTGACGTAGTACTTGGCGACCATGATTATTGCCCGTTACGGTATGCAATAGCCAGGAATTCGCTACGTACGAGTGCGTCAGTACGGAACTTACCACCCAGGTAGCTAGTGACAGTGCTTGAGCCGGTATCTTCAACACCACGTGACTTCACGCAGTAGTGTTGGGCGTTGATAACAACAGCAACGTCTTCGGTGTCAAGGATGAATTGCAGAGCAGCAGCAATCTGGTTTGTCAGACGCTCTTGAATTTGTGGACGCTTTGCGAAGTATTCAACAACGCGGTTGATCTTGCTCAGACCCAACACTTTCTTGTTTGGCAAGTAAGCAACAGTTGCCAGACCGTCGATGATAACAAAGTGGTGTTCGCAGTTCGATTGAACTGAAACGCCCTTTTCAACAACCATCTCATCATAGCCCATCTTGTTTTCAACTGCGGTACACTTTGGGAAGTTCTCTGGATCGAGACCCCAGAAGATTTCGCTGCAATACATCTTTGCAACGCGCAGTGGAGTTTCCATCAGGCTGTCGTCTGCGAGATCCAGACCGAGAGTTTCCATGATGGCTTTGAAGTGCTTTTCGATCTTGCTAACTTTCTGCTTGATCGTGAGCTTGTTTTCGATTGTTGGTGTTTCGAGACCCAGCTTAACCAGATGCTGGTGGACTGCTTGACCCAACTCAGGGTTGGTCTTGTTCTTATTGAATGACATTGTGTGCAACCTCTTATTGCATTATTGTTTTTCTACTACGACCTCTTGTCGTAGAGAATAGAACAGCATTGCACTGCTCTATTCATATTTAGTATTTTAAACCAGCTCGCTATAGCTGTCAAAATTTACTTGCCGATTAGGCTGCTATACATAGCATTTGCCATCGCATATTTCGGCAATACGTTCACATTAAAATGTTTAATGACTGGTACGATTTTATCGTAATGTGACATCAAATTGCGGATTTTCTCCATCAATTCTTCTTTGTGTGCTGAATATGCTTCAAAGCTTTCCGTCCATTCTGATGGATACAGGAAATGATCATAGCCTTCGAAGATCTCTGAATAGCTCAGTCGGTCGGGAACCATCGAGATATTCAGTGTCATTGGCGCTTCCATACATGATGAAATACCAAATGTTTCCTGCAGGTTTGCACTGAACGTCAGCTTGCTGTCAAGCAGCAGTTGATGATACTCATCCTTAGTCAATCGCTTTTCCTGGCATGTCACAAATTCATACTCAGGCATAGAAGCTTTCAGATCAAGGAAGATGTCATGTTGCTTTTCTGGCGCAATACGATGCGGGAAGAGAATCATGTCCTTCTTTGGCGTCTTGTGCTTAATACGCTTGATGTCAAGAGTATCCAACAAACCTTCGTGTGGTTGACCTGACAGCATCATGCGGTTGTAGATACCATTCAGATTCTGATCTGGATCCACATAGTCACCAAACACACCGTTGAAGAACAATTCCTGATGGAACTCAGTTGCGTAAATGTTCTTGTCAAGTGCCCAGAAGATTGCCTCTTCCGTGCTACGAGCCCAACGCTTGTCTTTGATCAAACGGCCCAGAAAGTCTTGAGGATCATATTGACCAGCATGCCAAATACCATGCAATTCTGCCTTGATATTCAGAAGATCAAGCATGTACTTGACTTGAAGGATGACTGGATTCCAAGCATCTGTGAACAGAAACTTATCGCCATCCTTGATATTGCCTTCTGAAATCAGCTTTGCAATCTTGATGGACTGCTCGCTCTTCCACTTGTTGGTGCCCGCAAAGTTAATGAAAGCACCAGGTGTTGTCAGTTGTTCCTTATCATCACCAACAATGTTCACAACTTCAACATCGACACCAGCTAAGTCCGCATATGCAGCCAATGCGGTAGGGATACCTTCCAACCATTCACAAGTGTAACGGTTGGGAAGGCTTTCAAGTGATACTACGTAAATTGTCATTGCGGGTTTGCGTCCCTGTAATATTGATCTTTCACTGGATACCAACCGATTGCATTTAGTGCCGTTTCAACCGTTTCACTCACATAGCCGTATGGATCGCTATTGCTGCAATACCACGACATGTAGTCTTCATCAGCACCGTGAAATTCGTTTCTGAGATCAGCAATTACGCCACCCATTGCACGAAAACTTGCGTGCCATTGACGATTTGCATCGTCGTCAGTTAAACGGTAAATTACTTGATCAGCCTCAGACAGCAGAGGGTCGAACTTCTTGTACCAAGTAATGTTTGCAAATGCACACCAGAGCTGAGCGCAGAACTCTTCGTCTGCCATAAGCTTGATGAACTCAGGATGCCGCTTGACATCCTGTTCGAAATCGATTGGTTGACTCATTTTAGTCGATTGTGATATCACCGATGCCAGGCCATTGACCTGGACGGCCTGGATAACCTGGGAAGCTTGGAAAGCCTGGCACTGTCTTATCCAATGCTTCGATAATCACACCTGCTTGCTGTGCCAGCAGTTTCTCAATTTCCTTCAGCAGATCTGGACTGTTCAGTCGTTCGATGTGTGCTTTGGCTTCTTCAAGTTTTGCCAATATTGCTTCGTTAGCATCAACAACACCATCACCATTCAGGTCTGGATTGTGATGTTCATAATCAGTACCTTCCAACTTGCTAGCGTTTGTGATAGCGGGGTATGTTGAGACTGCACCGTTCTCGCCATCTTCGCTAACTTCAATTTGCACCCATCGATGTGGGAACTTTGCGTTGATCTCGTGGTACAAGTCATCAGCGATCATTTCGCATGACTTGAAGTCAAGTTGCAGTTCGCCATTGCCATACAGCCGTTCAAGCCAGCGTTTGAACTGGATGAATTCAATATCACGATCATCATGGAAAACTTCAATGCTGACTCTGAAGTGAAACATGTGGCGGTGTGGAACACCCAGGAAGCTCACATCATCCCAATCGCCAGTTGCCAGTTTTGGATCAGTTGCCGCTGCTGGATACTTGTGTACGCCCTCTTTTTGGAACGTCACGAAAATAATTTTGTTTGGTTGTGTCATAGTTGTTCTTTTGTCAAGCCAGTGTAATTCACGGTCATTTCGATGACTACACGTTCGCTAAGTTCATAGTCTAGAGTGCTATACTTGACAGTGTCAATTTTAGGCTCAATAAATTTAAATCTACGAAGCACTGTGTCATCACCATTCAGATACTCGAGATAAAACTCGAGTTCCTCAGATGCTTGGAGCACTTTAATCCCATCGTACACTTGGTCTTCGATGTCATCCTGGAATGTAACTTTCACAGAAGCTGTGTTGATCAGGCCAAACAAATTATCCATTGGCTCTTCAAACGCCGACACTTTTAGAACATTCTGTGTTAACGCTTTACTCGTTTCGTCTAAAATACCAGTAACAGTCTTAAACAAGAGTCGAAACTGATATTTCAATTTTGGCTTTGGTACCTTAGGTAGTGACACGATTACCGTCCCCGTTTTACTTGAAATTGTTATTGTCATGCTTCTTCTTTCTGGCTGTACTTCGTCCACAGCATCAGATCGAAGTCAGCAATGCTCATTTTGCTCTGTTGCGCGAGCTTAATGAACTTCTGCTCAAGCTCCAGGTATTTCTTACCACTTGGTGTCTGCTTAGGAGCCTCAATACCTTGTGATCGCAAATACTTGAGAATATGAACATCAAGCACTGCTATCGTTTGGTTAGGACGCGAATGCAGAAGGAAGAAACGGGCTGTCTTGTTACCAACGCCCTTGACATCCATTATCTCTTCAAGAGTGGCTTTGCGGAGGTCAAGCTTGAGACTTTGCTCAAAGCCTGCTGCCAAACGGTTGTACTGGCCCAAGCTGCTAGTCTTCAGATTTTCAAGCAGGACGCCACGATCGAGCATGTCTTGGATGACCTCGAAAGGCGTATCTCCGTGTCCACGTTGCAGAAACGCATCAAGGAACTTTGCTTGCACTTTTGCTGTTTTGCCCGCAACTGTTTGGCAGAAAAGGAAAAAGAGTTGCAATTCACCGTCAGTACGGTCGAACTTAGTTACATCAGTGGGATCTACGAGAAAATTCATAATACTCTCTTGTTATATGCCATATTGTTACGTATGGCAATTCTCTACGCAATAAATATCTTAAACTTCTGGGTATATCAATGCGCTTATACGAATTCACCAATTACACATCACCAAGTGGTGCAAAAATCACTACTTACTTTGAAACTTCACAAGGGTCAAAGTACGTACTGTCGGCCAACAATGAATCAAAGCGCCTGAAGTCATTCCATGCAAATACAGGTGGTGACGACCAAGGTCTCAAGGACTGGTTTCCAAACTGTGTCTTTGTACCAGAAGCTTTCCAATATGAAGCAAACTGTGTTCAGTTCCTTGCGCCCAAGATTGGCGGCACAAACAATATGTTCCTGTCAACAAAGAACGGCAAAGCTGCCTTCTACAAGAAAGGCCAGAACGGCTTTGAAGTGTTGACTTGGGATGATGCCTATCCAAAGTCAAACCGAGGTACCAAGCCACTCATGTTTGAATACACTGAAACTCCAACAAAGGGTTATCACGCTCTGGAGTACAAACTCAACACCAATCACTCAATTGCATCGTGGCACTTTGGTAGCGATGTGTCAGTTGTCAAAGATTTTGCTGATCTAACACCAGACGAAATCCAATCTTTCCACAGCAAGAAATAAGCTTACTGGCTTACGAAAACGTTAATGGCTCCCCTAGGAGAGCCATTATGATGCGAGATACTACTGTTTACTCCAGACGCGTAGAAAGCCGTTTAAAGCTTCCTATACGATCAGCGACGACGCGCTGGGAGGATATAGTTGTAGGTTGCGAGTTCTGTTGTCACGCTAACCAGCAGAGCACCCTTGCTTGTGATACCGACGAAGTGTTCGTTACCATCTGCGCTCTTCAGGATTGACAGGAACTGGGAGATTGGCCACAGCAGTTCGCCCTTCAGCTCGCCTTCGATCTCTTGTTCAAACACTAGGGAAGCGCGGTGTGTTGCTGAACCTTCTTCACCGATTGAGAACACCAGTGAGCCATCCTTTGTCTTCACTGAGAAGAATTGGTCGAACTGTGAGTACAGACCTGCCAGACCAGCGAATTCCTGGATCTTTGCCTTTGATGGTGTGAAAGTCACGTCCCATTTAATGTCAGCAACGAGTGGCTGCTCTGGCACCAGGTTTGCGTTCATGAGGCGGAAGTTTGCGCCCAGCTTGTTCGCATCACGGAATTCGAACTCTTCTGGAACTTGCTTGCCGTTGACGTCACGTGTCTTCACGTTGAATGTTGCGTCATCGGTCTTGTATGATGCGAAGTTCAACAGACCATTCAGCAATTGCAGGTTTGCAATACCGAATTCGCCAGCCAGGTCAGCTTGTGCTTCCTTGGTCTTTGCCTTGATAATGACGGTCTTGTCATTATCAATTGCTTCAATCTTTGTTTCTGCGTCTGTACCGGTAACGCGCAGTGTTTCAACGAAACCCAGACCACCGATCTTCTTAACGATGTCTGCGACTACATTCTTTGTATTTGTTGTGCTCATTGTGAGGAGTATCTCCGTTTGTTATTCTTCTATTATACCGTGTGCCAGTATTTGTTCAAAAATGTTTTTCTTACCAGCTAACAATTAAACCGTAATGGTAAACTGTATGCCAACAGACCGGATCTGAACCAACTGGTTCATCGCAATCCGAATATGTGGTAACCTTAAAGCCTTCAGCGATCATAAGCTCAGACAGCTTCTCGGCATATGCTTGTTGATACAAAGTCAAGTCGGGAGTACGACTCCACGATTGCACGCCCAATTTAATTTGGCGCTTGCCTTGCTCTGCCAGTAGCTTGATATTTTCTAGATAGCCGCTGAAACTCTTTTCAGCGCTTTCAGCGCCCCGCTCACGCTCTTTTTGTGCGTAAATGCGTTCTTGTTCGAGTTTTAAATCTTCTTGGGAACGTTGCGCTTCTACGGCAACATTAGCCATTTGTTGTGCCAAGCTTGTCATTATTATATTTGCCTTTTGGAAAACCCCGCAATAAATGCGGGGTTGTTTTTGTTACCAAGTAAACAAGTCGTTGCTGACGTCGTCGTTTGCCTGTGACAAATCCCACTCCAGAACACCAAGCAGGTTTTTCAACTTCATGTCAATAATGGTTTCTTCCATCAGCGAATGATCAAACGGCAATTCCTTGAACCATTGTGGCAAATGTGGCTCGTCGATTGGGTAAGCGACTGCATTCATGCCAAGTGGGTTAGGCTTCAGCTTACAGACGATGGTCTTCGCACCGTCAGTAATTCGCATGGAGAACATGTCGTTGTGCATCTTGCACAGCTTGTTCCAGTTCAGACCAGCTCGTGCCTGACCTGGCATGTTGACCTTGCTCTTCGTACCAGCCTTGATCTTAGTGAAGTCACCACTCACATCAGCAGCTTTCTCTTCACGATCCGTGTAGTCACTCAAACCGTTCACACGCTTTGGAGTGCCCTTTTCCCAACCTGGTCTGTCGCGGAACACGCGACGGAACTCGCGAATCTTGTCAAAGATTTCTGACTGTGACGAACCAGTCAGCAATGACATCAGCACTTCTTCCAAGAAGTCTTGCATGAACTGAGGTGTATCTGAACGCTTCAGGTCAAGACCCATCACCTTCAGATTACCTGGTTTGCCGTTCACGTCGTAGCGGTGGCCATCAAGATCGTAATACAGAATTGCGTACTTCTTTTTCTTGATGAACAGACCGTTACTACCAACCAGTTCACGACCAGCTTTAATGATACCACCACGTTCAAGACCCGTATTGAAACGTTTAGTCATGAACTCAGGGAAGGTACCGTTAACTTCTGATGCAATGCCATCGTACAGCGCAATGATGTTGTCTCGAGTAAACTCGAAATCAGCATACGCTGGATCATCTTGCCACACCTTCTTCGCTGAGAAGTACGATGAGTCAGTATCAGCATAGATAATCGATTCACCCTTGTAGTCATACTCACCAGTGATGATCTCGTTGATCTTGGCATTCATGTGACGCACGACGTTACGACCAGTCAAGGTGGTTGACTGACCCAGTCGCTTGTCATAGAACTTCATTGACTCGTTCAACAAAGCGCCATACAGGGAGTTCAGCAAAATCTTACGTGCTTGCTGACGTTGGTTCCAGAAGTCCTTGTAATACTTGGCCTTCTTAACGTCACCAGGAATCAGCTTGCCATCCTTGAGAATCAGAGTATGCTCGAACATCAAGTGCTCGATAGCTTCCTTGTTGCCCTTCTCTACCATTGACTGGATCTTACCCAAGTCGTAGTCAGAACCGGTCTTCTCGGTTGCCACGAGGGTCGCGGCGAGTGTTGCATCAACAGCAATACCACCGTCAAGCAGTGACGCCCATGCTTCCTTGCGAGCCTGCATTGTTTTACGCTCAGAGTACCAGCGCTCCAGAATCGACGGGATAATGCCCTTCTTGTCAGTTCTGAACAACGTGCCGTTTGCGGACACACAGATTGGACGACCTTCCATGAAGATGTAGTCATACAGCTCATGGGCGCGGAATGTGCGGGTTGTGCCGTCTTCAAAGTCGACTGTAATAGCCGAGTTATTACGCTCGTGAATGCTGTCCAGTTCGAGAATGTTAAACACACCATCCCACAGATCTGATGCAGGCCAACCATCTGCAATACGCTGATGAATTAGTGCCTCAGTTTCAGTTGGTCGGATTTGGCCGATCAACGTTTCTGGTGACATGTTCAGAGAACGAATTGCCGATGGATACAGGGAGTTAATGTCGCAACAACCAATTTCTTCCTGAAGACCAGTCTTTGGCTTCGCAACATACGCACCGACCGCGTTGGTCTTTACGTTCTTTTGCTCGCCACCTTCCTCGTCATCATCGTAATCATCATCATCGTAATCATCATCGGCAACTTCTTCCTTCTTGCGATCAGGAATCACCATTCCGAGATCGTGTGCTTCAAGCACCAACGCCTGTTCAATAAGCGCCACTGAGCCCATTGTGGTCTTCAGCAGAACTGTATTGGTGTGCGCAATCTGGTTTGCAAGTTCGATGAACTTCTTCTTGGCGTCAATCTTGACCAGCAGCATCGTATCCTGGCGGTTGTACTCAACGAACCGTTCAAAGTCCTTCTTGTACAAGTCGTCAAGCGTACCTTCATACGCAGTCTTGTTTTCGCCAACTTCAATCTCACCCACAAAGTCAAGACGATATGAGTGCAACTGTTGTGGGTTGTGCTTTTGGTACAACTCCAAATAGTCCAAGTGTACTCGGCCAACCAAGTCATAGGTTGTCGATTTCTTCTTGAACTTGATATATTCACGCTTCTTTGGCATTTCATTCCACAAGCAGAATTGCTTTGCGAAATCTTTACCAAGCACGCGAATGATACGGTTAACCAGATATGGAATATCGAAGCCAGTTGAGTTCCAACCTGACAAAACGTCAGAGTCTTCGATTACTTCCAAAAAGGTCTTCAGCAAGTCTGCTTCATTGTCAAACAGGAAAGTATCTTCAAACTTGTTTGTGATCTTTTCTGCTTCATCAAGTGTAAGTGTCGGAGGACACAGCACCAATGTAATCAGCTTGTTGATATGGCTGAGGTGACACGAAATAGCTGTCACTTCATTGAAGGGATCTTCGGTCGGTGCGAAACCACGTTTGGTATCGAACGCGACCTCAATGTCGAAAAAGCACAAATTCAACGTAGGTGCTTCAACATTGCGATACGTTTCCTCTAGGCAACGGAAGACAGGATTAATGTCACTCTCAAATAGTCGCTTAGTACGAGAAACAAGCATCTTCTCGCGCATAAACGCTTTGTTGGAAGACGATGAAAACTTCTGGCAAATATCACCGAAAATGCTTGTGTAACGACCCCGAGGATCAGGGTAATAAAACACATAATTGGCAGGAAGGACTCTGTAGATACGCTCGCCGTCGGCATTGCGTTCTACTACATGAATCTCATCATGCTCTTTCTTATAAATTGCGTCAACGTACATCTAATTACCTCAGTAATGCTTCAATAGCTGAGACAAAATGGAATTTGTTATCCAGCAGGTGGCAAATGCCAATAATGTCAATGCTAAAGAAGAACATGTTCAGTATAACCCAGAAACCATTGTTCCGCAAATAGCTTGAAATAATCAGGCAGGTGCTACCCACAATGTACGATCCGTAGATAAAGAAAAACGGTGCATGTGGAACAGTTAATGCCAGAGTGCCAGCAGCGATCATACCGCCTGCAATGCCAATAAGCTCTAGCCAGAAAACAACGGGATTGGTTTTGAAGTCCTTGATCCAGTTGTCGATAATACCTTTAAACACAATGGTCTCCAAGAACGAGCCCCTAAATTCGGGGCTCGTATTTATGTGCTGAGTTGAGATAGATTAAGCGCGGCCAGCAATACGGAGAACTTCTTCGAGGTTCTCGGTATTTTCTTGCACTTGGGCGAGGTTGCCCTTCTTCGCGACGCGCAGAGCTTGCTTCAGCACGCTTGGTTCGCAGTTGATGTCTTCGGCAACCTTCTTGATAAGGTCATTCAAGCCACCACGCAGGTCTGCGATTTCTTCTTGAATGTTGAGGCCCTTTTCAATCAGGTCACGTACTTTGATTTTGTCGTCTGCTGAGAAGTCCATTTGTTTTGTCCTTTGTTATTATTGTTATGGTACGGTGTAGTTTAGTGATGCTGTAACGCAGTGTCAAAATTATTGTTTCTTAAATATGCCAGTTTCAATACCACGATTTACTAACTGCTGACTTGCAACATTTTTAAACTTCGCTTCAACCTCAATGTCGAGCCAACTGCTATGCGATAATGCCCAATCATTGGCTGCTTGATTCCAACAGCCGTTACTATGACCCCGAATATCTCTAAGTGTTTTACCGCTGCCGCGTATGGTTGCAAAGTCTGGCAGCTTGTCTTCAGCATGACCTACCAAGATAGTCTCTGACGTCACGGAGAAGTGCCCAAGGGGCCTAACACCGCGCCAACTGTCTTTTACATACTGAAGCCTGGGGTCGTCAGGCTGAACGTATTGTCCAGCACTGAAAACCCATTCATGATGAATATCCAATACGAGTGCAACGTGCTCTGCCAGAGGCTCAACATCGCTCAAGCCATAGCAGATTTCATCGTTCTCGATAGTCAGAAGATTACGAGCGTCTTGACTGAGACCATTAAGTCCCTCGATTAGACCCTCAATACCACCTGCTTTACTACCCACATGAATATTCACAGACGCACCGTGAGGGTGCCAACCACCTGTGTAGCCCATTAGGCGCATCATTTCTACATGATATTCAAGTTCCTCAATCGCGCGCTCACGTGTGATCTCGCTAACCGAGTTCAACACGCAGTACTGACCAGGATGAAACGACAGTCGAACGCCTTCTTTTCTGGCAATATTGCCAATTTCAGCGAACTTTGTCTCCATCAGTTGTCGGATAACAGGTTCTTGATATGCCCAATTTGCTACCTCATGGGTATAACCTGGTAACAGTTCAGACCCAAGACGCAACATACGCTGATGTGGTGGCAATGTAGCCACCCAGCTCACCAGGTTTTTGGTAACTTCCATGTTATGGCTTACCAAGTCTAGCAGCTTAGAGATGATTTTCTTGTCGTTTAATCTGGAGAGGCATGCGATCGTGGTAGATTTGTGGTTCATGAGCGCTTCGGCTTCTTTGTCGCCAGTGGGGCTCATCCATTTACAGCAAAAACCAATCTTACCTTCGTTCATATTCCAAATTCCGTTAATGTTGCCATTCTAGCTTTTACGAAACCGGAATAGCAATAAATCCCCGCAGCGCAGCCGGGGATTTATCTATTTACGAAACGAGGAATTAAAAGCGTCTATAACGCTTTAGAAACGAGCTTTCGGGATAAACGTGCTGTGAATGTCCATGATTTCCTCATGGAGCCTTTCAGAACGTTTGAGATC